CTCTGTCTAATGCTTCTCCTGCAGTCATCATTGCTCGCATAGATGGCATTACTTTAAGATCTAATATATGTTGTCTTAGTGCAGGATATAAACCTATATTGTGACTTTCTATATCAAAATCATATTCTTTTTTTACATGTTCAGTAACATAATCTAGATACCTGTCAACTGTTTCATCCCAATCTTCTCGTTTCTTTTTATCTTCATTCCAACGAGCATAGCGTGATTTATGTATAAAGTCTTGATATGGTGTAGGTAGATTTTTCATGTTTAATTATTTCCTTTCAGTTCTTGTTCCATTTTTCTTTCTATTAGTTTTTGTAAGTACCATTCAGCTTTACGTAAATCTTCTACAGGCTTACCTTTGTATCTATATCTCCATAGATATTTAATTATTACCCCCTGTAAATAATATTCAAAGCCACTGTTTGTTGCTGATTCAATAGCATCAATACATTCTACTTTATCTTGATTATAGTGTGGTGGTTGGTTAACCATATCTTTTTTCATTGCTTTACTCCAAAGTCTACTTTAATTACATTATCTTCTGGTGGTATAAAATCTCTGTTCTTTATTCGTAATGCACCCATCTTTAACACACCTGATAGATCTATGTCCATAATTTCTAACAACCCTTCTTGTGCTATTGCAGCAGAACAAGGCATCTCACCTTCTTTATATGATCCTGTTGTATCATATGCAGTTAATGTAAAAGTTTCTTCATCAACCTTAGTTAGTATTATGTAATACCTGTCAGGTAACAGGGTAAGTTTTTCTATGTCTTTTTCTTTACTCATTTTTTAACCACTCTCTAGGCACAGTTTTTTCAGCCCAATCAAATCCATGTTTGTTACACCAATCAGAATAAGTTGTCTTACTATTCTTGTAAAGTTTATTCTTTGCGTTTGCAAAAACAAACCGAATATCACACTCCGGGTGTTGTTGTTTTATAAGTAACATCTTTGTTCTATCTTCTCGTGTTAACCTACCTTTTGCTTCAATGTATATATCTGTCTCTGGTATATAAAAGTCTGGTGTGTAGTGTCTAACCTTTGGAACGTAAGGCAACCTTATTGTTTCATATTTAAATACACCACCATCTTGTGCCATCTTTACGGCAACAATCTTTTCAAATTGTGATCTGTATACAGGCATTACGAAAATGTCTCCCTTATGTACTCCATTCTTCTTGACAGGACTTTTGCCACTTCTGGGGAGTATTTTTCTAAGCTCTCTAGTTCTCTTTGGAAAGGCGAAATTGGTAGACATATAACAGTTTGATTCCATAGTTTATCGTGAATATCTTTAAATTGTTTTATCAACAATTGTTTATCTCTTGCTTGTGTTTCTTCTCGTAAGTAACCATCATCTGTATAGTTCTCTCGTAAAGTTATAGGTATACCTTTTAAGTGTCCTCTTAACACGGCAGTCATACGACCACCACCCAATACTCTATGTGATTCTACATATAGAAAAGCTATATGTGGATTCATAGTTATAAACTCAAGATCATAATCATCTGTATATATAAGGGGCATTATATTTTCCTTTGAACATATCGTGTGTACCACACCTGAGGTGGTATCTTTGCTTTCGATGTAATCTTTGTTTTATACTGTGCGTTTTCCCAACAATGTTTTTTGTACTCACAGAACGAACATATCTTCGGCATTAGCCTGTTCTTTGTTCGTAGTATCTCACCGTCTTGCCTGTATGTTTCCCAATCATCTTTTAATTTTACTTTCTTAAAGTCAGCTTTCTTGACTGTCTTTACAATCTTGTTAGCTTCTTTAATAACTCTTTTACGTTCATCAAGATCATCTGGTGCATCTACAACTGCCCACTCTCCTGTTGATTTGTTTATTACAATCCAACCACCAAATGGCATGTTGTTTGATTCAGCGTACAGATGTCCTTGTGTTATGTAACCAAACGTATCTTCTTCTTTTATCTTGTCGTATCCTTTTTTAAATTTGTAATCAAACGAGTATGGTGATGCAGATTTTATATCCCACACCTTCTGTACACCGTCTTCTTCAATAATAACATCTAGTGTTCCTTTGATGTTTTCTTTATCTAAAACAATACGACTTGGCTTTTGTTCATCTACAACTTTTATTCCTGCGGCCTTAATTACAAGCATAGCAACTGCTTCAATCAAATCACCAAACAGGAAACGCATTATATCATTGTACGAACCTTCTTTAGGATACTTTTGTAACATAAGAATCTGTTGGCATATAGGTCTACCTATGCCAGACATCCTTAGTTTAGCATCCTCAGTTCTATTAAATTGTTTTCGGATTGCGAGTTCGCAGGATTCTTTAAACTCTTCGATAAGATGATCAGGGAGTTTAACTTCTCCCTGACCAGCTTTGTCTAGAAACTCCTGTATACTAAGTAGTAATAGCATCGAAGTCTTTAGAGAGATCTGAATCTTCTTCAGACACAGAACCTCTAAGAGCTTCGTTATACTTCTTTAATACATTAGCATTAGCAGCATCGATGGTGTCTTTGAACATCCTAATTAATTTTTTGTCCTCATCGGACAGAGCAGTCAAAGACTTTCCTTCAGTTGGAACAGGCACAAAAAATGTAACTGATCCTTTCTTCGCTTTAGAAGTTTTAAGATTTACCTCAACTCTAGGCACAATCTTTTTTCTATCGTGTAAACCTCTAATGAAGTTGTTCATGGGCATATACCCAGACTTTTTGAAATAACTAACGATAGGTAAATTATCGAGTTGTACCTCTGTACCGTCAGCTTCTTTCAGTTTACCAGACAACACACCATAAACCACTTGGTTGCATTGTACGGCTTTTGATGTAACCAATCTAGGATCGTCATCGGATAACTTTTCGATTTCTTCCTTCTTCAATCGACCACATCTGTCACCACCCAAAGTATCTATAAAGTCACCTTCGAGTGTTGACTTCTGCACCGAGTTGCAAACAGGTTTACCCTCATCTGCATCAAAAAGACTCCACATGAAAGACCGAATAAAAATGCGAATCTTTACCTCTGGTGCATATAGAAACCGATTGTCGTGCCACACTCTCCACTCACCCTTACGAAGTGTGTGTCCTTCATCAGTTTCTGTCTCGTAATTAATAGCCAATTTAGCCAACTCATTCTCAGATGGTTTGGCTTCTTGACCTGTTAACGCTAGTAGTGCTTGATCATCATCACTCTCTAACGCTTCGACCATTTTATCTAGTTGGTCATCTACAACTGCTAAGTTAGTAATTTTAACTTCTCCTTATTTAAAGTTAGCGATAAATTTATTCTACAGGATAAACAACTTGCGTGTCAAGCCAATTGTTACCTTTTTTTATTTCTATTTCTACAGGCATTAAGTATTTGATTTTATATCTTTTTTCTAAATCTGCCGCAACACCAAGCATAGAAACTTTTAAAATTTCTAAAACATGTATCTCTTCATCAGGATGACAATCAACCACGATTGAGTCATGTACAGTGTTACAGATAAGAGACTTGTATGGTTGCAATCTTCTATCTAATTCAACCAAACAACAAGGCAATATATCTGCAGTTGCAAACCCTTGTACAGGGTAATTACATATGGCAGTCCTGTTCGTTGCAGTACCCCATTTTGTCCATGAAGTATCTGGAAAACAATATCTGCGGCCAGAGGGCAACATGATCTGTTTTGTCTCTACTGCTTCTCGTTGTAACTTATCATGCCACTCTGTTACTTCTGCATACTTTTCTTTAAATGCTCTGTAATATTTTTGTTGGTTTGGTGTTCCTGTTACTCCACCGTACAATGGTTTGAATGTATCAGCTTTGGCAGTCTGTCTGTCGCAACCAATCACAGATGCAGTGTATGCATGTACATCCACACCATCCTCTACATCTTTATATATCTGCGAATCATTCGCCAAAAATCCTGCAACTCTAAATTCCAACTGTGAGTAGTCTCCCTCAATGATTGAACCACCTTCAAACCTGCTCTCCACAACCTTGCGTATACGAAACGTAGATCCACGTGGCATGTTCTGAAAGTTCGGATTTCTTGACGATAGACGACCTGTAGCAGTAATGCACTGCATAAACTCTGGATGTATAAAATTATTCTCATCAACATTATTTTCCATTCCTTCTACAAATGTACTAAGGTATGTACGCAAGGCAGAATATCTAACGTACAGTTCTACAAATTCTTTTGCAGCACCACTCAACGATGGTAACATATCTTCAAGAGTTGTCTTGTCTGTTTTAAATCCTGCTTGTGCAACATCCTTTGTATTTCTTGGCAGGATACGCAACCCTGCAACTTCTTTACTCTTAACATACACCACACCTGTTGCATTGCATGGCTTGCACAATCTATTTGCTCTACCCAACTCTCCGTTCTTCAATCGAAATCTAACTCGACCGACACCCTTGCATGTACTACACTGATAGCCTGTTGTCTTTCTAACAACTTCAGTATTGTTTCGTATATTCTTTGCAAATACAGACTTAGACATTTTATTACGCATTTTAATTTTGCGAGTTGCACCACGCATCTCATGTCCTATGTTAAATATTCTAACCCATGTTTCTTTACTATTTACTTTACGAGAATAGAACAACATAGATCTATCATCTGCACTGTTAAGATTGATTGGTGTGTCGCCCATAACGTCATTTGTTATTTGTTTTAAACGCTTATCAATCGTAGTCAACTCATGCTCATACTCATTGCGTATGTTATTAAGTGTATTTAAATTTATTTTAATTCCTGCATGTTCTATTTTTGCAAGGACATTTGTCATGTCAAGCGACAAACGCAAAGTCGGCAACAGTTTCTTCATTCCCAAATAACTCCTCAAATGTAGTGCCAAAGGCTTCTAATTGTTTCAATGCAACTTGTTCAGTTGCTTCAACATCTGCTATACCATATTCTTCAATTATGTCATATGGTATATCATAAAATGTTTTACCATCTTTTAAATATCCGTCAACAAGACTTTTCTTTTTTAGTGCACCATATCGTTCAGCTACACTCTGTAATCCTAAACTCCAACGTCTTGAGGACGAAAGGATATACTCAGCAACCATAGTATCATACAGATGATTGTTGTACACAAATCCACAATCACGCAACCAAGTTATGTCAAACTTAATGTTATGTCCTATAAGAACATCTACGTTATTTAATGCATCCTGTAGTATCTCGTGACCTTTGAAGTCAGGCTTCCGAGTAGAATGATTAAAGCATAAGTAAGAGGTAAAGCTATCCATATACTTATAGCCAACGCTAACAAGCTTATTGCCGAAATAAGGTAAGGGAGTGTGTCCACCATTAATCTTCTCCTTGTGTGTTGTTTCTACGTCTAGTGTCATGTAAATCATATTTTTGTTGCCTTTCTTTCTTTTTATCGTACTTCTTCTTGTTAGGTATCATTCTACGTCTGTCTCGTGCCATCATAAGAAATCTAGCTATTGGGTTTATTTTCTGCATTAATAATATATAGCATGTTCTGTGTCTATATGACAATTTAACATCCCATGCCACCCTGTTATTTTATTTTTGGATATACAAATGTGTCTAACATTGTTTTCAACTTCACTTGATCCTGTTTTACCTAATCCTATGATGACATCAGCTTCTCCTGCCTTACCTGTCTTACTACCATCAAGCATAGCATAATCAATAAAAGCACGATCATGTCCATCATAACTCGCCTGTGAAATTGCCCACATTAAAAGATTGTTTCGTTTTGCAATCTCTCTTGCATATATATAAATTTCTTTCAATCGTTCATCCCCACGACTAAAATCACCACGCACTTTAAATTTATCTAGTTGATCACAAAACATAATATCAGGTTTGTTTAACTGTGCATAATCATTTACCTCTTCAATAGAAGTTCCTGCACATGACATAACTTTTAAATATGGCAATATTATTTTTCTGTATAGTTGTATATACTTTTCACTATTTGCATGCATTTCTTTTGGATCAATAGCAAAATAACTTTGTATAATTCTTAGTTTAACAAGTTCAGATGGTTCTTCATTTGCCCAGTATATAATTTTTTTCTTTTGTTTGACATAACTTGCACATAGGAACGCACAAAATGTTGTCTTGCCTACCTCTGGTCTGGCAAATATTATACCCAAATTACCTCTCCACATACCCTGCAGCACTTCATTTATGATACTCCAATCAAAAGGAAAGTCAGGATCACCTGATGTTTTTTTTAGTAATTCCTCAAGATCAAGATCACACTCTGTATACGTGGTCTTGTTCTCCATGCGACCATCTTCAACTGTATCCATGATTCGTTGCAACTCACCAAAGTCTACATCCTGTCCTGTAAAAATACTAATAGCTTTCTCACCAATTAGTCTTGCACGGTCACGCATCCAAAAGTTTTTAACAACATCCATCTGTAAGTCATGGTTGTTTGCATCAGGTGGTAA